AGCAAAAGAGATCGTGGAATTGGCTAATCTTGTCGTACTTTTCTTTGGTGCTTTAGTAACAACTCTTATTACAGGACAGGCTTGTATAGATTGGAAAGCTGTATCGGCACTTCAGCATATAGATGTGGATCAAAAAGTTGATTCCAATGCCCAAGCACCAGAAGTTCAAGTAAACTCAAGGTCTTATAAATCAAAGTATTACGAGCATGACGGCTTACTTTCGTAACAAAGTGATACCTTTTCTTTGGGAGTGGGAAGGAACGGTTTATGAAAATGATCCAGATGACCCCGGCGGTGCTACCAAATATGGAATTGACCAAAGATCACATCCGAATGTTGACATCAAGAATCTTATTGCTGAAGAAGCCACAGACATTTACTGGCAAGAATGGGTAAAAGATGGATGTGAACATTTGCCATCACCGCTTGATTGGCTGTTCTTTGATGCGTGTGTAAATTGTGGTATTGGTCGAGCGCAACAGTTCCTAAACGCATCTGCCAGAGATCCAAAGAAATTTCAGCAAGAGAGAAGCGATTTTTATACAAGACTAGCGGAGCAAAAGCCAAGACTAGCCAAATTTAAAAAAGGATGGTTGGCAAGAGTAAATGACTTGAGTAAAGTCGCTGGCATAGTATAAGATATAGCCCAAATGCAATTTCCCCAATCACAATGTTGCAATAATGCAACTTATCAAGACAATTGTTTTACTGGTTGTGGTCAGACTATGCCCATTGTTCCGGGGACAAACCCTGCATTACAAACATGGAATGGGCAATTTTTTGTTGTAGCTGATGGATCGGCACAAAATCGCATTTCACTTCCATTTCTTCAAGTAAATGGCGGTGCGGCTACATATTTTGTTGGGGCTGATAATAATGGAACTTTAAGTTACTATTCTACAGTAATTGAAAGTGCTAAAAATCTTTATGGTGGACTTGCTGGCTATCTTCCATATCAATCTGCGGCTAATACAACTACTTTTCTTCCTATTGGAACGGCTGGTCAAGTTCTTAAAGTAAGTAATACAGGATTACCCCAATGGTCAACACCGCTTGCTCCTACGGCACAAAATATAACTGGAGGAGCCGCTGGTGAGGTAGTTTATCAGACTGCGCCTAGCACAACTGGATTTACAGCACAAGGAACAAGCGGTCAGGTATTAACAAGTGGGGGAACGGGTTCTCCTACATGGACTAATCAATCTGCATTGTCTGTTGGCAATGCTATTAATGCTACAACAGCGGTAAATTTTACTGGATCTCTTTCTGGTGATGTAACTGGAACGCAGTCTGCAACCTCTGTTTCGCTTGTTGGTGGTGTTTCTGCCGCAAATGTAGCAACTGGAGCAAATTCCGCTAATGCTTCAACAGATGCAAATACTGCATCTACTATTGTTAAAAGGGATGCTTCTGGTAATTTTTCTGCTGGAACTATTACTGCATCTCTATCTGGAAATGCAACTACAGCAACAACTGCTACTACAGCAACTACAGCAACAACTGCTACTACAGCAACCAATATAACTGGAGGATTAGCAAATCAAATCCCCTATCAAACAGGGGCAGGAGCTACTAGCTTTATATCTGCTGGAACATCATTACAAGTTCTATTAATACCATCTGGAGGTGGGACTCCATTATTTTCTGGAACAACTGGTACAAATGGAATTACTTGTCAAAAATCGTTATATCTATCTGGCGGTGTTGCTGGTGCAGTTCCTTATCAAGTAACTGGAGGACAAACAGCATTTTCTGCCGCTGGAACAAGCGGTCAGGTATTAACAAGTGGGGGAACGGGTTCTCCTACATGGACTAATACTGCTATTGCAAAAGCATATGCAAGCATTAGTGCTACTGCCGTAGTATCAAACTCTTATGGAGGAGTAACTGCATCTGTTGCATCAGGAACTTTTACAGTAACCAGTTCTGCAATTACAACTACATCTATAATTCTAGTTACACAACAGGCTCCAGCAACAGGAGGATATGCTCCAGTCGTTGTTCCGGGAACGGGGTCATGTACCGTAAAAATGTTTGCTGGAACAGCATTAACTGCTGAACCATTTAGTATTTTGATTTTCTAAAATATGCCTTGTTTTAACACAGTCCCAATTAGTATAATTCCTCCTGTATCACAAGGGGTTGCACCTCTTCTGTGGCAAAATGGAAACCAGATTACTCGTTTAAATATTCCATTGAATCCATCATTCTTGGTTTATGATGGAACAATAACACGTTGGGGAGATGGGTCTTCTACATCTCCTGTTTATCTGCCAAATATCCAAGAAGTAAATGGCCCTACATTAACATATCTTGCTGGTATAACTTCTACAGGGCAATTGGTTAAAACACTTGGAGTTTCTGGAACGGCTCTTATTGGAGGTGCGGCTGGAGAAGTTGTTTATCAAACAGGGCCAAGCACAACGGGATTTACTGCTGTTGGAACTACAGGTCAATTGCTGTCTAGTAATGGAGCCTCCGCACCTACTTGGCTTAATCAATCAGCTATTGTAGCTGGTAGTATTGCATCTGGAGTTGCAGGTGCTGTCCCTTATCAAACTGCACCATCTACTACTAGCTTTACCGCCGCTGGAACATCTGGACAGGTATTGCTCTCTAATGGAACATCCGCACCTACTTGGTCAACAAATATTGCTGGACAGGCTGGATCTGTGGCTAATGGATCAGTTACGCCAGCTAAACTTTCTACAGGAGGGCCAAGTTGGGATACAAGTGGCAATATTTTGGTAGGTAGTGCTGGAAGTCAAATAGGAGTTGGTATTGTAACTGTTGGATATTATGGAGATAGCACTAATATGTCTGCTAGGATTCCATCTTCTGTTGGAACATTTTTTGTGCAAATTCCAGACGGTGTTGGAGGATACAATGATGAATTTACTGTTAATTCTGGCAATATTTACGCAGGCGGAAACCCAATTACGAGCTGCCCAACGACCGCAAAGGCGTGGGGAGGGGCTTCTTCTGCTGGCATAATTAATACAACCACTTACGGTGTTAGCACTATTACAAGATCTGGTCTTGGTAATTATTTAGTAACAATGCCTGTAGCTATAAATGGGTATAGTATTGTTGCTACACCTGATTCTAATGTTGGCTATCAAGCTACAGCGAGTGTAATAAGCACAACTCAATTAAGGATTTATACATATGGTAGTGGCGGCGCGTCTGCTGATGCTGCTTTTAAGTTTGCTGTTTTTGGAGTTTAAAATTATGTCATATATTATCTACCCTCAAGAGAATGCACAGGTTGCTATAGTAAGCATAGCTTCTGGAGTAAGCATTGAAGAAGCTATTGATTCTTCTATTCCAAAAGGTATTGAATATGCAGTAGTTGACGACCTTGGCCCTCTGGACGACGACTATTTTGAATCTTTTGAATACAAAGACCTTGGCATAATTTGCAACATTTCAAAGGCTCAACTTATCCATCTTGATAAGTTCCGCAAGTCAAGGAAACCTTTGTTGGAATCTCTTGACATTCAATATATGAAGGCATTAGAAGCAGAAGATTCTGAAAAAGCCAAAGAGATTGCTTTAAAAAAACAAGAATTGCGAGATGTTACCAAAACTCCATTACCAGATACATTAGAAGAAATTAAAGCAGTTTGGCCTTCTATCTTGACATAAAATAACAATTAACTTATAAATCACTAAATCTATGTCTTGCGGATGTAACAATAACGGATGGGGAGGGTGCGGTTGCCAAGGAACCGTTCAATACGCACCTCCTGCGTGTAACCCTAATTTTCCTACTACTTGCACATCTCTTGGTGCAGGAACTATTGTTCGTGTGGTAGGTGAGGATTCTAGCTCATGCAAATATACAGTCCCTACGCTGTCCTATAATAGCATCTTGTTTTACAATGCTTCTACTGCTGTTTTGAGTTGGGCTGATGCTTCTTCTACATATCCTGTTTTCCTTGGTAACGGATCTGGTCAGGCAACAGCATCTTCTTCTTGCCAGCTTCAAGCAACTACTCCTACTGGTCAACTGGTTGCATTTAAGCCAACAACTTCTACGAAAACCCAATTCCCAATAGTAAGACCTAGTGGAACTACAACGAATTGGGGAACTATTGAAGACATTGTTCCTTCTAATGGGTTGGTTTACAAGACAGCAACAACTGCTCCTTCTGGACTGAATCCTAGCACAGTATATGAACTTGCTGGAACACCATCACAAGTAGCTTCTTGGGATTCCAATGGGAATGCCGTAGCTGTTACTGCTACTTCTTTGTTGAGTACCGTTGTTCCTACTGGTGCTGTTCTTCCGTTTGCTAAATTAGCATCAGGAATTGCTCCTTCTGGTTGGCTTATTTGCGATGGCACAATTTATACTGTAGCCGCATATCCTGACCTTGGTGAATTGCTTGCAAATACTTACGGAGGAAGCACAGGAACATTCGCTGTTCCAAACCTTCAAGGTCTTTTTATCCGTGGGGCAAACCCTCAAACTGTAGGAGGTGTAACTTATACGCCAGCATCTATTGGAACAGTTCAAGGAGATTTGTTCCAAGGCCACTATCATTCCAATACTGCAACTACAACTGCCGTTTTATCAACATTTGGTGGACAAAGTGGCATTGATCGCAATTATCCCGCAGGAACAGGAACAGTCACAGTAACAATTGCTGGCCCAACTACAGGAGCCAATGGTGCTGTTAGGTTTGGTTCAGAGACTCGTCCGGTAAACCTTGCGATGGTTTATTGCATTAAGATTTGATGTTTCATGGCGAATGATACAAGGGTCTATGATGGAACAATTGCTACAATCGCTATGGATGCAGAAACGCATCCAAGTGTATTGCCAGCAACATATGTTTCGTCTTGTGTAAATCGTTCTTTTCGTCAGGGAGTAAACGCTACCAGACCACCATTTGCTGACCTTGAAATTAAGTTAGCATATGGACAACCGGATTCAGTATTGACTGATTTCCAAACTGGAAATTTCCAAGGTGCATATCAATATAAAGCTATCTCTTCTGGTTCTGTAGATGGCATTATTTGTTCTGTTGCTGGAAAAATATATTTCCTTTCTATAGTTAATAATGTTTGTACCCTTTATCCTTTAATTTCGGGAAATGACCCAACATTAATGCACACATGGTTCGTGCAAGCAGAAAATTGGGTTTATATCCAAAATGGTTATCAGAATCCGATTGCGTGGTCTGGAGATATATCTGGATCACCGACAAACCTCCAAGCACAAGGATTAGTAACAGCAAATATTGAATTGACTTGGAATGTCAATGCCGCTGGTTCAACAGGAACGGAGATACAAGTCCAATATGGAGATAATATATTTTCACCGATAGCAGTTATTTCTTCTGGGAAAGTGTCTTATACATATATTGCCGCCGCATCTACTACTGCTTATTCATTCAGAATAAGATCACTTTTCTCAGATGGTTCTGCTACCCCTTGGTCAAACATAGCAACAACTACTGTTCTTACTGCTACAATTACAACAGAGCAATTTAATCCTGTATTTCGGTTAAACCCTGCGGCACAACAAATGCCAGTAGGAACAATCATGGCATATGCTTACGGAAGGGTTGCGGTCAGTACGGCACAGAACAATATCTATGTTTCTGATATTATTTACGGAAATGGATTTACGACAACTTCTAATACCCAATACTTTACCGAACAAACCTATTGGGCTGAAGGAGGATCGTTTACTCCCCCTGCAAACCTTGGGTTAATTACAGGCATGAGGGTTATGCCATCTCTTAATATCAATGTAAGAGGTCAAGGTGAATTAGTTGTATTTTGCGAAAATGGATCTTTTACACTTGATCTTTCTCAAGACAGAACAACTTGGCAGTTAAGTAACATCCAAAAAGTATCATTGATTGGAAGAGGATGCCGATCACCTTGGAGTATCACAGGAGTAAACAATGATGTATATTTCCGTAGTGATGATGGATGGTCTTTTTACAACAATGCTCAAGTGGATTTTTACCAAGCACTTTCTTTTAAGAAAGTATCAAGAGAAGTTCAACCTTGGGTAAACTATGATACTCCTTGGTTAAGGCAATTTGAGTCAGCAATGTTTTTTGACAACCGACTGATTGCTACTGTATCACCATTTACTGTTGCCAATAAAAATTCTTCTTATGGATTGCATCGTCCTTCTAGGGCAATGATTGTTCTGGATGTAGAGCAACCAAGCAGGACAGAGGCAGATGCGGCACTACCTACACGTTGGAATGGGCTTTGGGAAGGGCCGCAACCTACACAGCTTTTGACTGCTCAAATCAATGGGGTACAACGTGGTTTTTGTTTTTCATTTGATGCAGATGGCGTAAATCGGTTATATGAGCTTCAGAATAGTAGCGTACTGGCTACAGGCGTTGATGATTATTCGCAAGTCTATGGATCAGTACCAATCAAATCTTTCTTTATTACCAAGCGATTTGATTTTACTCCTAACCCCGGAGCATCAAAGTTTGTTCGTAAACAACTTGTAGGTGGAGAAATGTGGGTTTCCAATCTTAAAGAACAGATAATTGCAAGCTGTGATTTTCGTCCAGATTCATATGCCTGTTTTAATACCCTTTTAGACCCTATTAAAATAGGAATAAGTGAATGCACGCCAATTGTAAGTAATTGTAAACCAAATATTTCTCAACCTCGTTATCAACAAATACGCTTCCCTTCTCCAGATATTGACAAGTGCGAATCATTTAATGAGATACCTTTGCAAGAAGGATCAGAGTTCCAAGTCAAGATTAACCTATCTGGAGCTTGCATTGTAGATAGAGTTAGGCTGGCAGTTATCTTCAATGACAAAATTGATTTACCGCAGGGATATTGCCCAGATACGTTTTACAATTCACCAGAGCCAGTAAACTGCTGTCCAATCAATGATCTTGATTACTATCGTATCGTTCCTCTTTCTAGTTCAATATCTTCTGTCAATGGATAAAATCATTGCAAAATTAATGCAATCAAAGTAAAACTTAAATACCCATGAACAATCAGAGTTCTCCAGCCCAATTGCTGTTTCCAACAGTTCCTGCAAACTATTGTCCAGAAGGAAAATGGAGTGATATTTTGAATAGCTTTATTACTTTGTATCTTAACAATGGTACGGTAAATATTCCGTTTCTTAACGAAGTAACGCCACAGCAGATTACAGAATTACAGCAAAATATTCTGACAATTCAGAACCAACTTAATGCCGTAAATTATCAATCTGGCACTCAAACTATTGCCGCTTCTGCATCAGCACAAACATTTGCTATCACTATTCCGACTACAATGGCTGATGCCAACTATCAAGTTACAGGATACTTTACACCTTCTGCTGGAACTGCAACTGCAACATCTGCATGGGGTGTTGTAAATGGTACTAAAACAACTACTGGATTTACAATATGGGTATTTAACCCTGCCGCAAATACAATGATTACAACTTTCACTTGGCAAGTAGCGAACCTCGGATCTCTCTGATTTTATGAAAGATTGTGGGATTTATGGAATTAGAAATTCCATAAATGGAAAGTGGTACGTCGGTCAGAGCGTTGATGTTTTTACAAGAAAAAGAAGACATCTTATTCGCTTAAAAGCAAAGAATCACTATAATCAACATTTACAATATTCATGGGATTTCTACGGAGAAGAAGTTTTTGAATTTGTAATTCTTGAGTATTGCTCAATAGAAATGTTGGACGTACGGGAAAGGGCTTGGATTTTTTATTATAGAAGCAATAATCCTTTATTTGGATACAATAAAGATAATGGAGGAAATGCCTTTAAGCAGTATTCAGAAGAATCCAAAAAGAAAATGTCTAATTGGCACAAAGGTAAAACACTATCTAAAGAGCACAAGGTAAATATTTCTAATTCATTAAAAGGAAATAAAAATACTCTAGGGTACAAACATACCGAAGAAGCTAGAAGTAAAATTTCTAAAGCAAGCAAAGGAAAAACAAAATCTGATGCTATGCGGAAAAAACTTTCTGAATCTAAAACAGGAACCAAAAGAAAACCTTTTTCAGAAGAATGGAAGAAAAAACTTTCAGAGGCAGGAAAGCAAAGATATAAATCCTTGCCTATCTCTGAAAATCAAACTATAAATTAACTCGCATATCTATAACCTCAACCCAATGAAACATATGTATAAAAATATCAATAGGGCTACGGAGCCCAAATTACAAAGTGAAGGATTTTCCACTCGTGGACACGCCAAAGAGAATCTCGGCAATAACCCAAGGGGTAGCGAATTTTCAGGCATTTTCTACGCTGGCAAACTCCAGCCAGAACCTACATCTCCGGGGCGTGGTTCTTCCAAGAAATAATATGGCATCTCACGGCATCCAATATACCGTGGATAACACGGAGCGTGGTATTGTTTCTGATAGTGTTACACCTCAGCCTATGCAGAGGGTAAACTTGAGAAACGATATTCCTGCTATTCGTGCTTATAAGGATGCTCGTACTGCCCGTATCAAAGCCATTGGCGAGAAAACCCAGAGTGCATTCTCTGTAGGTGGCCCTGCTAATGAGACTGCTATGGGTCGTGGGACTCCCTTTACTGCTGATTGGCTCTAATATGGCTACCCAAAAAGGGATGAGGAAGAAGATGCTCAAGGCAAA